AATTTACCGATTACTAAGCACTTTACTAATGCAACAATTTTACCAATCAATAAGCGCCAACTATTAAACGTACTACTCAATTTCGAAAGTTTGATAGAAGTTAAAAGCGCAATAAAAAAGCCTTGAAGTCATTATTTTCAAGGCTTTAAAGTCTTTCATAGGACTTGATAGGTTTATTTTGTGGTGGAGCTGGCGAAAACTGATCTGGATAAATATCACTTTGTTTTTAAAAGAAATATTTAATGGTTAAAAATAGTTTACTACCACGCCTACTACCATAAAAAAACAAGACGCCAATTCAGATGATCTTTTGCCTTTTAGGGCGACGATTATATCATCAAAATTTGCATTTACTTGCGTTATTTTGCGTTGAAGGATCTGAATAAAAGGATCCGAAAGGCGGTAGATCTGAAAAGGCTTTGCAAAGGATCTAAGTTTGCGTTGAAACACACACATTTACTGTGCGGGCGTGGCGAGGGTTTGACTGCGATTTTTCGTGCGTGCATTTGGGCGAAAAATCGGGTTAAAACAGGGCTTTAAAGTTTGTTTTATTGATTGATTTGATATAATAAACTAGGGCAATACTAATACTATACAAGACAAAAACAGTTACTTGCGCAATAAAAAAACCCGCATTTCTGCGGGCTGTTTATTTTAAAAGGATCTATTGTAGTAATTTGTATTCAGTAAACGTGATCACTTCTTCCCCTACCCAATTATTTATCTCTTTTAAACGTTCTTGCAATGGGATGATTTCATTAATAAAGAATACTCGCGTTGCTTTCTCTACATCACCAAAACCGCCAGTGTTATTAGGTACAATTCCCATTAATTGCGGTGGTACACGATGGGCCGCCAATACATCATCACGGCTTGCATTTTTTATGTTTAAAAAGTCATCTTTTGCCACTGCATCAGACAATGGAATGACTTGCATCCCGTCTTTCTTGCCGTTAGGAATATACACGAATAAATTCTTAAAGTTGCCAGTGCCTTTTGTTTGACGGATTTGTGTTTTGATTGCTTCAATGTCGTCTTTGTTTTGTGTTGGGTCGGTCATGTAAATAATCGAACCCGCATGCGCACCGTTCAAATAATATTTGCGGCGAAACAATGTTGCACTTTCATTCAAGAAAGCTGATTGTAATGCCGCTAAATATTCCGGCACGCCGTAAATTTCTTGGTTCACATCAGGGTTGATCAGATTAAACACTGCATCTTTCGGGAATTCATATTCATCAAAGCCATTAACTATCTGATAAAAAATGCCTTTCTTCACGCCAACGCGCATATATTTTGCAAGGGGCGATTTTAACGCAATCACTTTCCCGAATGTGTTTTCAACTTTTTCAAGGTAAGCATTACCGAATACTAAGTAATCTTGCACCAGTTTTTCTAACTGCGTGCGTGGTAAAAGTGCGGTCGTTTTACAGGTAGAAAGCAAAATATTTTTCTTCACCGTGATCGCACTGTTGTGATGGGCTGAGGCATTTAAGGCTTTAGCCAAGTAACTTAAATTAATTGGCGGATTGTAATATTTTTCATACATCAACACGCTTTCGAAATAATTCAGTACTTCTGCACGGTCAAGCACCGGAATAGGTTCACCAAAGCTAAATGCCTGTGCTTGATTTCCAGTAGAAAGTGCGGTAGATTTTTTTGTGTTTTTGCTCATTGGGTTATCCTATTCAAAGGTAAATATTGTTGATTTGTTGCTTGATACATCACCGCCTAAACCATAAGGCACATTTAAAACGCAGTTCATGATTGCCCATGATAAGTCGCCGTGGCTTGCATCTTCCGAACGGTCAGAAACATAAGTAATCTTTCCGGTTACAGTAATGCGTTTTTTCACAGTCATGAAACTGGTCACAATATCATTGTCGCCACTGTCGAATTTCAAGCGACGTTTTTGAATCAGATTTTGGGTTTTCAGAACCATCTCATTTTTCAGGTCTGCGTTATAATCCAAGCCTTGCACCATCGGATAGAATTTCTTCACTTCTTGGAACACCCCGGAACCCATTCCCGTTTTGTCAATCACAATGCGAGTCACATTGTAATCATCGCAAAACTGTTTAATGCGGTTTGCTTGTGTTTCGTAATCCATACCGTGAAAAGTTTGTTTGTGTAAAACGCGATAATCTCCCCCTTCCACTTTCGGCGGTGCAACAATCACTAAGGCTGCACGGTCGCCACTAAAAGCAGGGTCATAGCCTAACCACACTTCTCGATTGCCAAAAGGTCGTTGATAAAATGGCTTAAAATCGTGCCATTCTTCTAGGCTGTCAACTTGACAAAGTTGCAAGTCGGCAAATTTAAAGGCAGAACTGTTATCATCAGCAAACTGGCACAGAAAAAGCTGTTCAAATTCTTCCTTGCTGTTTTCTGCTAACAAATCTTCAATGTCGAACAAATTGCAACCACCTTCTAAAGCATCATAAATCGTCACAATCTGTTTCCACTGACGGTCACCGCAAAGTTTCCCCATGCCCAAATTTTCATGTGAAATATCAATTTCTACTTTTTCCGATTTCGCCCGTCCACGATTAAACGATTTCCCGGAAAAGAACGCATAGGCAGGATGGGTGATTGTCGAAGGTGTAGAAAAGTAGGTTTGCCGATAAATCTTTTGGGCCGCCATACCACTGGCGACTTTCCGCATCACATCAAATTTCGGTATCCAAAACACCTCATCGAAATACAAGTTACCGTGGTAGGATTGTGCGGTTGCAGAATTCGTTCCCAAAAAGTATAACTCCGCGCTATTTGGCAGCTTAATAGTTTCTCCTTTTAATATCACATCTGCGGTTTTTTTCGCATATTCCACAATGTAAGAACGGAACTGCAACGCCTGCTTTTTACTAGCTGAAAGAAAAATTTGGTTATGGCCCGTCGTCAGCGCATCAATAAAAGCTTCATGGGCGAAATAGTAAGTCGCCCCGATTTGTCGGCTTTTTAAAATATTTCTAATGCGGTTTTCTTTCGCTTTATGCCAAACACGCTGATAATTAAACATCCCATCAAGAAAGCCATTAATCAGCAATTCTTCTTGTTCCTGATCAATGGCATTCGGTTCAGCTTTCTTGCGGTCGCCCTTGTTGCGGTTCGCCAGTTTCGGATTTAAATCCACTTCATTGCCATCGCCGAAAGAATATTTTTTTACTCTCGCCATGCGTTCCATTTGTCGCCCGAGCAAATCAATTTCTTTATAATCTGAACCGCTCTTTTCTTCTTTCGCAATCAGCAAATTTAATCTTGTCTCAAGTGCTAATTCCACCCGACCGACAGGCGCAATATCGTCCCACTTTTCTCTGTCTTTCCAACTGGCAATCGTTGATGCAGGAATATCAAGCTGACGAGATATTTCAGCGATTTTATAACCACTGAAATACATCTGCTGTGCTTTACGTTTGATTTCCGCCGTCAATTCGGGGGAAGGTTGATTAATAACTTGTTCGTCCATTCCTAATCCTTTCTATTTACAACCGCATAATAGAAAGGAGGCGAATGTTAGTCTTTCCGCTTGCTCTGTGAATCGGCATACAACAAAAGCAACTCATAGACCACCAAAATTAAACCTTTCAGAATAATGGCAATCTTTGAATCAAACCAAACAAAGGATAAGCAATGGCAAAAACTTCAAAATGGTTTGTAGTCGCAACGGAAGGGGCAACTACAGACGGTCGCACAATCAATCGCACTTGGATTGAACAAATGGCGGCAAATTATGACCCTAAAAAATACGGTGCACGCGTTAATCTTGAACACATTAAATGGCGTTATATGTGGAACGATGATCCGCACTCAAAATGCTATGGTGATGTGGTTGGTTTAAAAACGGAAGAAAATGCTGAAGGTAAATTGCAGTTACTGGCTCAAATCGACCCAACGGACGATTTAATCAAACTCAATAAAGACCGTCAAAAAATCTACACCTCTATTGAGTGCGATCCGAATTTTGCCGACACAGGTGAAGCCTATTTAGTCGGTTTGGCTGTAACGGACAATCCTGCAAGTCTTGGCACAGAAATGTTGGTATTTTCTGCCGGTGCAAGCGCAAATCCTCTAAACAACCGCAAAGAAAAAGCCGAAAACCTTTTCACTGCCGCAATTGAAACCGAATTAGAGTTTGAAGAAGTGAAAGAAAAAGGGCTGTCTGTCTTTGCCAAAATCCGCGCATTATTTGCCGACAAAGAAAAAACCGACGATGAACGCTTTGCCGACCAAACGCAAGCCATTGAGCTTTTAGCGGAACAAACCAAAGAAACATTGGAAAAATTGACCGCACTTTCTGCCGATTTAGCAAAACAGCAAACCGAATTAACAGAAGTGAAAGCAACCAATGAAAGCATTCAAGCCAAATTCACCACGCTTGAAAAAACACCGTCCGCCGACTTCGGCAAACGTCCAATCGTTGCCGGTGAAGGTAAATCCGAATTTTTAACCGATTGCTAAAGGAACAACCATGCGCAACGAAACTAAACAGAAATTTAATGCCTATGTGGCACGTGTCGCCGAATTAAACGGTGTAACAAGTAATGATGTGGCAGAAACATTTACCGTCACCCCAAGCGTAGAACAAAAACTGATTGAAAAAGTGATGTTAAGTTCGAACTTCTTACAATGGATTAATGTTGTTCGTGATCCGTTAATGGAAGCGGAATTGGTCGGTCTTGAAGTGGCTTCCGCGATTGCAAGCACAACAGACACCAACACCAAAGAGCGCGAAACCAAAGACGTTTCCAAAATGACCGGTCGCAAATATAAATGCGAACAAGTCAATTTCGACACGCATATTCCATGGCCAAAACTCGACCAATGGGCGAAACACCCTGACTTCCAAAAAAAATTGGCGAATTTAACGCAAAAAACTATCGCCTTAAACCTCATTATGATGGGGCTAAACGGCACAAGTCGCAGTGAAACCTCCGATTTGTCTTCAAATCCGAAACTGCAAGACGTGAAAAAAGGTTGGCTACAACAATTACGTGACGATATGCCAACACATGTAATGAACGGTGCAAATACTGAGAACAAAATCAAAGTGGGTAAAGGTCAAGCCAAAAACCACGGCTATGAAAACATTGATGCCTTAGTGCTTGATGCAGTCAACACCTTAATTGATGAAGTTTACGCCGATGACACCGAATTGGTGGTTATCTGCGGTCGTGAAATCTTAAACGATAAATACTTCAACATCGTTAACACGGATTTAAAACCGACGGATGACCTTGCAAGCCAGGTGATCATCTCACAAAAACAAATTGGTGGTTTAAAAGCGATTCGCGTGCCGTTCTTCCCGAAAAACTCAATCCTGATTACCAGGTTGGATAACTTATCCATCTACATACAGGAAGGTTCAATGCGTCGTTTCATTAAGAACAACCCGAAACGCAACCGCGTAGAAGATTACTTATCGCAAAACATCGACTACAAAGTCGAAGAATACGGTTGCGCGGCATTAATCGAAAACATCACGCTTGAAGATAAAGAATAATGGCTGAACGCCTTTCACCCGCACAAATTCATCTTCGCACCATTTCCGCTGCTGTGGCTCACGCAGCAGAAACCGAAGATCTAAGCGACTTCACGGAATACGAAAAAATGTGCCGTATTCTTGCGCGACATCGAAAGGATTTGAAAAACATCCAATCGACAGAACGCAAAGCCGCATTTAAAAAGCAAATTTTGCCTGACTATCTGCCATGGATTACAGGAGCGTTATCTGCCGGAACAGGCAAACAAGATAATGTCTTGATGACATGGTGCGTGTGGGCAATCGACTGCGGGGAATATCACCTTGCCTTGCAGATTGCTGATTATGCCGTATTCCATGATTTGCGTTTGCCTGAACCGTTCACGCGAACACTTGGCACATTATTGGCGGAAGAATTTGCAGACCAAGCAAAAACCGCACAAGCCGCCAATCAGCCATTTGAAGTGGCTTACTTAGAGCAAGTACAACGCATCACGGCTGAATGTGACATGCCAGATGAAAGCCGTGCGCGATTATTGCGGGAATTAGGTTTGTTATTGGTTGAAAAGAACCCTGAACAAGCCTTGCAATACCTTGAACGTGCTTTAGGTTTAGATCAAAAAATTGGCGTGAAAGGAGACATTAAAAAATTACGTAAAAAATTAAGCAAAGCCGATGAATAATCGGATTTGATAACGAGCAAACCACGCACCCGTCGGGCGGATTAAAAGTGCGGTCAAATTCTGACGGATTTTTGGCCGTGCTTGATTTAATCCTCACCCGACTTTTTTTATAAGGGAAAACATGAGCGACGGATCTCTATCAGTAAAACTTGCCCCTGACTATGAGATGGATGCAGTGCAAAAACAACTGGAAGATTACGGAACAGGCGAAGATATTATTCGGAACGATGATTTTTTCCCTGACATTTCTCTTTCTGCTTTTCGCAATCAATATCGAGCAGACGGCACAGTCACCGAACAACGCTTGCAAGATGCATTGATTGAAGCCATCGCCAGTGTGAATGATGAGTTATCTACATTCAAAGCACAAAGCGAACATCACCACCTTGAACAAATCCCCGCGCCATCAGTCAACGGCGAAAGCGTGTTGATTTATCGCTATAAACGTGCGGTGAACTGTTTGGCACTAGCGAACCTTTACGAACGCTATGCTAGCTATGACAGCACAAACGATGGTGAAAAGAAAATGGATTTACTCAAAGACAGCATCAACGAATTAAGACGAGATGCCCGCTTTGCCATTAGTGACATCATCGGCAAAAGACGGGTCGATGCGGAGTTAATTTAATGGAAGTTTACGCACAACAAAATGACAACTTGGACGCCATTCTTTATCGCTATTTTGGCCATAGTGAAGGGCTTTTAGAAATTGCGTGCGAATTAAATCCGCACTTAATGGATAAACCAGTCATTCCCATCGGAACACCAGTAATATTGCCAGAAACTGACACTGGAAAGATCAGCGTGACAAGTGACACTATACAACTTTGGAGCTGATATGCACGACACACCATCAA